CAAGATCAGTGTCCAGTTTAAAGTTGCGCTCAAAGCTCTTTGTAGAAATGCCTTTATGAATCCACTGAAGATTCTCGTTCTCAGGCTGCTTCTCGCCTTTGATTGTGAGTACGCCTTTATGTAGGCACACTTCAACGTGCTCAGGCTCCCAACCTGGAAGAGCGACTTGAAGCAGATATCCGTCGTCATCAGTTTTTAAAGTATTGTAACGAGGATAATCGGTAACGGGAATGTTTCGTGTAAAATTGTCGAAGCCGACAAAAAAAGTATCAAGTTTCATAGTTTCTCCTTATACTGCCCCTTACGGTAGCGTTATTATAATAGTGTGGGAAAACCCTCACACTATCACATATTATAACAGGAGTGAACTGAAAAATCAAGCACTATTTTTCAACTGGTCTTCAAGTTCCGACTTAGCTATAATATAGGACTTCACTAAGCCACTACGAACAATATCTTCCGCGCCGAATTCCACAAATTCAAATTCATACATTTTTTCGAGAATGTCAAGAAATTTTATCATTCCTGCGCGTTCTCGACTCTTGTCAAGATCGCTTTGACGATAGTCGCCGGAGAAAATTATCTTGCCATTTTCGCCTATACGCGTTATAATAGTGTCTAATTCTTGGAAAGTACAGTTTTGAAATTCATCAACTATCACAATACAGTCGTCAAGAGTAATTCCTCGAAGATAGGAAGTAGTAACGAATTCTATCTGTCCTTTGTTTTTGAGAATGCCGTAGGCATCTCCTCGACCAAAAATTTCGCTTACAATTATTTTATAAGGCTCTTCATACGCTTCTATTTTTTCTTTCAGCGAACCTGGCAAAAAGCCAATATCTCGCGTTGGTACAGCACTGCGTACCACAACGATTTTCAGGTATGGGGATTTTTTGGCTAGAATTGCTTGAAGAGACAGGTAAAGAGAGAGAAATGATTTTCCAGTTCCGGCCATTCCGTGCAACACAAGATGGTTATTTGAAAAGTAATCAAATACTCTCTTTTGGTTTCTTGTTATTGGGGAAAATGACTTTGGCTGAAAGTGCTGAGGCTGGTAGTGTTTTGCCATTTAGTACTCCTTATTTTCATATTCTAACAACTTTTGAACACCATGTCAAGCACTATTTTTTGGTCGGTGATTTTATTTTGATAAAAAAAAATTCCTTGACTTTTTGGTAAAAAAGTAGTAAAATATTTTTTTCTTAAAAAGTACTAAAGGAGGTATAAAATGAGCTATGTAGAGTATACAACTAAATCGGGCAAAACTGGTCTAAGAAGATTAAATAAAAATACCGGAAAATTATTTAAAAGAGGTGATACCGAGGAAGATGGCAGCATATTTGTAGGATACGATTCAAATTTAAAGTTAGACGGTACTTTTATAGAAAAGTGGCAACGCCCTGCTGGGTATAATAAAAAGCTAGACAAACAGAGAAACAAAACAACCTCGTATAAAAAATATTCTTATAGTGTATTTACAAGAACTTGTTATAATAAAAAGCATTATTGTGCAAAAAATAATTTACCTTACGATTTAACAATAGAATATTTAAAAGAAATATACCCAGATAATAATACTTGTCCAGTATTTAACATAATTTTTGATGATTCTATAGATGGCAGCCCACAGTTGGATAGAATAGTGCCAGAAGATGGCTATATCAAAGGCAATGTAGTTTGGATTTGTTCTAGGGCAAATAGGCTTAAATCTAATGCCAAATTGAATGAGCTTAAAGCAATAGTTCAATACATGGAAAAACATGTAAGCTAAAAATAAACCTTGACTTTTGAGTTGGAGAAGTGGTATAATATCTGAAATTGCACTAAGGAGAGAAAGTTATGGCAGTAAAAGTAGTCTGGGTTACTCCCGGAGCAATGGAAACAGTAGCATACTGTGCACGGGTTTCAAACCCAACCAACCAGCATAACATGTCAACTGCACCGCAACTGATTAAGTATTTGATTCGCAATAAGCATTTCTCGCCATTTGAAATGGCAAATGCTTGTCTTGAGATTGTAACTACTCGAGATATTGCACGACAAATTCTTCGTCATCGCTCTTTTACTTTTCAGGAGTTTAGTCAGCGTTATGCTGCTGTAACTGACGAATTCGTACTTCGTGAAGCGCGTCTTCAAGATACGAAGAATCGTCAAAACAGCCTGCCTATTGATGGCATGACTGGTCTTGTCACTGAATGGGAAGAGCGGCAGAAAGAAGTAAGTGATGTTGCTCGTGAGATGTATGAATGGGCACTCAAAAACGGAATCGCAAAAGAACAGGCTCGAGCAGTTCTTCCAGAAGGAATGACACTCTCGCGCATTTATATGAATGGAACTTTGCGGTCCTGGATGCATTATATCGATATTCGTACTGGAAACGGTACTCAACGTGAGCATATGAAAATTGCTCAAGAATGTAAACGCGCTTTGGAAGAAAAAGGAATCGATCTGTGGACTTGAATATTTATCAGAACTTTGTTAAAACTACTACGAGCGCTGAGTCGAAAGGGCTGAGTGAATTTATTGATCGCATTGTTACGCTGAACGTGAATGTCCCACTCTTGCTGACGGCAAGTGTTGGACTAGCTAGCGAGAGCGGTGAATTCTCTGAGATTGTAAAAAAGATTGTTTTTCAAGGAAAAGAGTACAATGATGATGTTCGTTATCATATGCTACGTGAGCTGGGAGATATATGTTGGTATCTCGCCAACGCTGCCAATGCTTTGGGAGCAGATCTTGAGGAAATCGTAAAAATGAATGTCGAGAAGCTGGAAGCTCGTTATCCAAACGGCTTTGAAGTTGCTCGCAGCGAGAATCGAGCTAAAGGTGATATATGATTACTTGGGGAAAAGAAGTTTTATTCACACTTCGTAAGATTGTTAATTTGCTAGAAAAGATTGAGGCAAATCAGCGAACGATTATGCGGGATGGGAGAAACGGAAAAAAGTTTGTCGCTACAGGCCCACATAATTCTTGACTTATTCTTCTTCAGCCTTGATAATATACTTTCTGGCCCGATTAGTTAAATGGTATAACAGTTGATTTGTAATCATCTATTGGCAGTTCGATTCTGTCATTGGGCACCAGTTACCGGTTTTCAGTTACGTCCGGTCTGCCATGAGGCAAGCTACTTTCATCCGATTCAGTTGCGGCACGGGTAGCCCGAGAGTGTGATGCAGATAAAAACTGTACTAATTTGCCGATGTGGTGGAATGGTAGACACGATACGCTTAGAACGTATTAACGTAAGTTGTGGAAGTTCGAGTCTTCTCATCGGTTCCATATTCTCGTTTGCTACTCCGAGGGTAAATTGAGTAGCAACTTGGAATGTAGCTCAGCGGTAGAGCAGGTGACTGTTAATCACCTGGTCGTAGGTTCGATCCCTACCATTCCAGCCAATTTTGAGACTGTAGCTCAGTGGTAGAGCAACGGGCTTTTAACCTGTTGGTCGTGAGTTCAAGTCTCACCAGTCTCACCAATTTTTACACTAGGAGGCACTATGCCGCTTTATATTGTTGAAACCGTACAGATTTTTCGTATTGCTTACGCAGTTGAATGCGAAAAAGCAGAGCACGCAAAGGATTATGTGACTTGTAATGAAGTAGAAGAGTTTGGACAAACTCATCTTGATGAACTTATTACTTCTGTTCGAGAAGTTACAACTGCAGAATATATTCGACAGTTTGATGAAATGTCAGACTATCTTAAAAACTGGAAACCGACCCAAAAACTGAGGTTTATTAAAAATGCTGCAAATTCGACCGACCGCACTTCGTGATATTTTGGAAGACGCTATTGCTGCTGGAGTAACGGCGGGTTACCGTCGTGCTTATAAACACAATGACAGTCCGAGCTTTGAAGCAATTACAGATGCAATCGTAGCTTCTGTAATGTTGAACATTGATGAGACATTTGAGATTGGCAATGAAGGTTGAAACGCTCCTTCAAAACGCACTTTGTCTTCTCGCTGAGAGAGGCAAACAATACGACTCCCCGAAGGGGGAACGTAGCATGGGCCGCACAATTGCGGCCTTTAATGCAATTACGGGTCGCAATTTAAGTGAAGCAGAAGGTATGCTTCTTCTTGCGATACTCAAAATGGTACGAGATCGACAGACAGAAAAAGGTCATGTTGACAGTTGTGAAGATCTCATCGCATACTGCGCTCTGTACGCAGAAGCGAGGCTGAACGAATAGGAGGAGTAATGAAGCTATGGCTAGACTATATCTTTTTAATTATATTAGTAATTGTGTTTGTCATACTGCCTTATAAATATGCAAATGAACAACTCGAGCGCCTTCAGGCATTCGATTCTCAACTAAGAGCGGAGCGAGAAGAGCTGAACAGACAGAAAGAAGCGTTCTTAGCTGAAAAACGAAATAGAGAGAGAACTTGTTTGGCAACAAACATTTATCACGAAGCTCGAGGAGAGAACGAACATGGAAAGCAAGCAGTTGCCCAGGTTACGCTCAATCGAACTCAGAATGAAAACTTTCCGAGCGACGTTTGTGGTGTAGTCTATCAGGGTTGCCAGTTTTCCTGGTACTGCGATGGAAAGTCTGATGAGATTTTTGATGAAAAAGCCTGGGTAGATTCTTTGCGAGTTGCAAATGATGCACTCGAAGGACGAACAGTTCAGTCTATTGGAAGTAATGTGGTATATTACCACTCTAGTCGTGTTAAGCCGCGATGGGCACGCACCAAGAGATTTATTGCTAGTGTTGGCAAGCATCTTTTCTATGCAGAAAGAATTTGACTTTTTTAGTTTCAGCCCTTATAATAGTTCTTTCTTTGGAGACTTTATGGAAGAAATACTAAATGAACTTCGAGGAGCTTTTGAAGAGGCACGAAAAGTATATCGTGCTCAAGAAGAAGCTACATGGCAATCGCTCTCAAAAGAGCAACAACTTGATGTATTTTGCGCCGTAGTGCGCCGGATTTATGATGGAGAGTTTGTAGTAAAAGGAACTTACCGTCATATTCTTTATGATGTATTTGAATTTGATTACGATTCTTATACTCGTGCAATGGATGCTGGCTTTCTTGAACTGCATAATTCGGTGGTGACAGATGAATCGTGGCGCTGTAATTGAGATGGCGAGAGAGGCTATCTCAGAAGAGCCATACGCAGAAGTTGCACTGCCGTTTGAAAGTACAATCTGGATGATGGATATAGTGCAATTAGAACGGTTCGCCGCTCTAATTGCAGGGCATGAGCGCGAGGCGTGCGCGAAGGTGTGTATGGGAGCGGGTCCGGATGCTAGAGCGTGTGCCGCTGCCATCCGCGCAAGGGGTAAGCAATGAGTTTTAGAACAGCATATTCAAGTCTGAAGTCTGGTAAAAAACCCAGCAAGCCTCAGGGCTATTTGCGTGATCCTACTCCCGAAGAATGGAAAAAGATCATGGACAACTATCACAAACGACAAAAGAGTAGCAGACGGGGTAGATGGGGATGAACAAACTAATTAAAGAATTTGCTATTGAGTGGGCAGATTCCCTTGATTGGGACTTCCCTAATGATCCTACTGAATACACTTTCACTTCAGATAGTTTATCAAAGTTCGCCGCTCTAATTGCAGGGCATGAGCGCGAGGCGTGTGCGGAGATCTGCGAGAATTATTTCAGCGATGCGGCAGCGCGGGCCATTCTCGCAAGGGGTGAGCAGTGATGGAAGATTTAGTCAACAAACTAAAAGCCTACGCAGTCGATCCGAGCAGTCGCGTTCGTGGCTACGCAAGCGTGATGACATTGGCTGCTGATGAGATCGTGAAGCTGCGGGCTGCGGTCGCAGGGTGCCCTCACTGCAGGTTTAATATAATAAGCGAAGAGGCGCACCATGAAACCTGTGAGTACGCAGCTCTGAAAAAAGAAGTAGGAAAGCTAAGAAGCGAAAACTTTCGAATGCGCGAAATATTAATGGCGTCATACGGGGCGAGAGTTTGGGAGGGAGAATGAAAACATTTTTGTTGCTTGTTGGGCTAATCTTTATTCCTGTCTTTTATCTTGGTTTCATTCTAATAGGAATGTATTTTCCATTATCGTATCTGTACAAAAGCATTTTTGAACATTACAAGTCTAGCGAGCCATTTGGTATTTTTGGGTGAGAGAATGAAAGATAAAGTTGGAGTTGAGTGATGATACGCTGGTACTTTGACAAATTCATGCAGAGTCTGGGCTATCGAAAAGTCTGGTACTTTCCCAGCAGGCATATGCCCATGGCAGACTTTTGGCTGTGGAAGTATCGACCTGATCTACCAAAGGGTGTATATTATGGGTCAGATAATGAAAGATAAAGTTGAATTCGTTCACTATTCGGATGTATTTGGTTGCCCGCCTATGGTTATGGAGGCTACCACTTGGGCAGAAGCTGTGTCCGAACTGCACGAGCGTGGCACAGTGAACGTAGGCAAAGTCAAAGTG